TCTACATAGAGAACGTGGTTTTTTAGGGTGTGGTTATCATTTCGTAATACGACGTGATGGCACACTGGAGTTTGGAAGACCTTTACATAGAGCTGGCGCACATGTTCGCAGAAAAAATAAATTCACTGTGGGCATATGCCTTATCGGAGGTATGCGCCAAGACAACCCCAATCCAGAAATCAATTATACCGACAAGCAGATGGATGTCTTGCGAGAGACAATAGATAAACTAATCGCTGAAGAATTCCCCACTGCGACTGTCAAAGGCCACATTGATTTTGACAAGGGTAAGACCTGCCCAAACTTTGATGCAGGTCATTGGTATGAAACCGATGAAATCATCCCAACAATTTAAACTATAGGCCCACCATTTGGTGGGTCTTTTTATTTACACCTGACAAATAGGAATATTGACAATGACACAATTGCAAAAAGTAAAATACCATCTTGAAAACTACGGCTCAATCTCACCACTTGAGGCGCAATCAAACTATAACATCTGGCGTTTAGCTGCTGTTATCTATGATTTGAAAAAACGAGGTAATGACATCGTAAGTACACGTAGAACTGCACCAAGCGGCTCACGTTATGCGGTCTATTCACTTGCTGGATAGCGAAAGCGAATACCTTCGAAAAGAACCATGCCCGTCGTGCGGTAGCTCTGATGCCAGAGCCATCTATAGCGATGGGCATACTTACTGTTTTTCATGCACCACCAGAACAAGAGGTGATGGTGATGTAAAGCCAAGTGGAACACGAATGAATCAAGATTTACTTCCTTTTGGGGAAGCACAAGCCTTACCAAGGCGTGGCATTACTGAAGAAACATGCCGTAAATATGGTTACACATTAGGCGACTACCATGGCGAAGCCGTACAAATTGCAACTTATCGTGATAGTACAGGCAGCCCCGTCGCACAAAAGCTGCGTTTCAAAGATAAACAATTCAAGTTTATTGGAGATACAAAGAAAGCTGGCCTCTTTGGGCAGCATCTATTTCGCAACAAGGGTGGCAAGATGCTTGTCATCACTGAAGGTGAGATAGACGCACTCACTATGAGCCAAGTCCAGGGCAATAAGTTTCCTGTCGTAAGCGTTGGAACTGGCGCAGCGGGTGCAAAGAAGGCTGTCGCAAACTCATTAGAGTTCTGTGAGAGCTATGACAAAGTGGTCATATGCTTTGATAATGATGCTGCTGGGCGCACTGCTGCCCAAGAAGTTGCATCCGTATTATCCGTTGGAAAGGCATATATAACCACCTTGCCGTTGAAAGATGCCAACGAAATGCTCGTTGCAAAAAGGCATGGCGAACTGATTAACGCTATGTGGGATGCCAAAGTCTATCGCCCTGATGGGATTATAGATGGCAAGAATATGTGGGACGACATCATCAAAGACGATGTTATTCCCTCTATTGATTACCCTTTCCTTAAACTTAACGAGAAAACATTAGGCATGAGGCGGGGTGAGTTGGTCACAATTACCGCAGGTTCTGGCGTTGGAAAGAGCCAAGTGTGTCGAGAGATTAGTTATGAACTCTTAAAACGTGGAGAGAGCATTGGTTATATTGCTCTTGAGGAAAACACGAAGCGCACAGCTCTTTCCCTCATGGGGTTATCCATGAACAAACCACTGCATATTGCCAGAGAAGGCGTGACTGAAGGAGAACTGCGTGTTGCTTTTGACGAAACCGTTGGAAGTGGACGTGTGTTTTTGTATGACCACTTTGGGTCGATGGCGACGGATAACCTGTTAAATCGTATTCGCTATTTATCCAAAGCATGTGGCGTAGGCTGGGTCGTTTTAGACCATTTATCAATCGTTGTAAGTTCTCAAGAAAATCATGATGAACGCAAGGCTATTGATTCTATAATGACCCAGCTGCGTTCACTGTGTGAAGAGACAGGTCTTGGCCTCATTCTTGTATCACATTTGAAGCGACCATCAGGGGATAGAGGCTGGGAAAATGGCCTCGAAACCAACCTAAATTCACTCAGAGGAAGTGCAGCAATTGCCCAACTCAGTGACATCTGTTTGGGCGTTGAGCGTGACCAACAATCTGACACTCCAAATGTTTCTACAATCCGTGTCCTAAAGAACAGGTTTACGGGGGAAACAGGTGTGGGTTGTTACGTTTATTACAACAAAGAAACAGGGCGTATGTCTGAGGTTGAAGACCCAAATACATTTGAAGATGAGACTGAAACCACAGAAGATTTTTAACAGCTAGTCGAGAGGGACTTATTTGAAACGTATATTATTCGATATAGAAACCAATGGTTTATTAGATGAACTTGATGTTTGTCACTCATTGGTTATGCTAGATGTCGACACAAAAGAGATGTTATCTTGCGCTGACCAAGCTGGATACACATCTATTAAAGATGGCCTTGAAATATTAGGCAACGCAGAACTACTCATTGGTCACAATATCCAAGGCTTTGACCTGCCAGCTTTGTTTAAAGTTTATGGCTTCACATACCTTGGAGAGCTACACGATACACTCATTTTATCCCGTCTCGTGTGGTCAGATTTAAAGCAAAACGACTTCAACTACATAAAGAAAAATGCTGAGTTCCCAAGAAAACTTATTGGCTCACATTCTTTGGCAGCGTGGGGGCATAGATTAGGCACTCACAAAATCACTTATGAAGCTGGTTGGGAGCATTGGTCGAAAGAAATGCAGACCTATTGTGAGGGTGATATTTATTCTAATCTCACGCTCTATGATAAGATTTTAAGTAAGAAACCGACACCAGAGAGTGTGCTACTTGAGCATGAGTTTGCAGCTATTATTCGCAAGCAAGAAGCCCATGGGTTTCACTTTGATGTAGCAGCTGCAGATAAACTTTTGGCGAAGTTACAAACTCGTAAGGCAATCTTAGAAGCTCAACTCCAAGAAGCATTCCCACCTTGGGAAATACGCACACCGTTTATACCTAAAGTTAATAATAAAACACGGGGCTATGAGAAGGGTGTGATGACGTTCAAAGTGAAGGGCATTGTCTTTAACCCAGCCTCTCGTGACCATATTGCAGACAGATTGAAGGTCATACATGGTTGGAAACCCACTGAATATACCACAAGTGGTAAGCCTAAAGTGGATGAAGACGTTTTAAAACAGCTTGATTATGAAGAAGCAGAGCTATTATGCGAGTTTCTTTTACTGAATAAACGCATAGGACAGCTCGCAACTGGGCAAAATGCCTGGCTCAAGCTAGTGCGTAACGGAAAAATGCATGGTCAGGTGATTACATCAGGCACTGCAACCTTCCGCTGCACACACAATAGGCCAAATGTTTCCCAAACGCCCAGTGTTAATGCGCCTTACGGTGTTGAATGTCGTTCATTATTCCATGCACCAAAGGGCAATGTGCTTGTTGGCGCAGACCTATCATCCTTAGAATTAGTCTGCTTGGCTCATTATATGGCTAAGTATGACGATGGAATATATGCCAATGAGGTTTCCTCTGGGGACGTGCATTCCATGAATCAACGCTCGGCTGGTTTGCCTACGAGAAGTAATGCAAAGACCTTTATTTATGGTTTTTTATATGGGGCAGGTGCTGCAAAGATTGGTTCAATCGTTGGCGGTAGTGAGACTGAAGGGCGTAAACTCATAAAGAAATTCATGAGAGCGACCCCTGCAATCAAGATACTTCGAGAAGCTGTTATAAAAAGTGTGAAATCTAAAGGTTCATTAACTGGATTAGATGGTCGAACATTACCAATTAGGTCTGAACATTCTGCATTAAACATGTTGTTGCAATCCGCTGGGGCAATCCTAGCCAAGAGAGCAACAGTCATATTCTACGAAAACTTAACCCGCATGGGCTACGAATTTGGAAAGGACTACGCCCTTGTGGCGCATGTCCATGACGAAATCCAAGTCATATGCAAAAAGGAGTTAGCCGATATTGTCGGACGAGAAGCAGTCAAATCTTTTGAACTTGCTGGGGAATACTACGAACTGCGATGCCCGCTCACGGGTGAATACAAGCAGGGTCAGACATGGGCAGACACCCACTGACAATCAAAGAAGTAAACGCAACAAGCGTAGGCGTGATTTAGTCGCTTATAAGGGCGGCGTATGTGAGAGGTGCAAGACATCACCACAGTACGTCGCCTTTGACTTTCATCATAAAGACCCAAGCCAAAAGAAATTCCCATTATCC